GTGGGGGAGTAGGGAGCCGGGGGAGGAGGAACGCCCCCGGCACTTTTAACAGGAGGAGAGAGTATTATGCAGCACGGACAACCATTCATCACACCTGAAAAGGTTCAATTTATATTCGATACCGTCGCCGCAGCCCAGGTCTCCATCACGGATTTCTCTGGACTTATAGGCACCAGCAGGAACTCCTTGCACCGGTGGAGAAATACCGGCAAGGCCATGGACCGGCTTCGGTTCAACATCGCATATCAGACCGCTCTGCGCATGCGAGTAGCCATCACCAATGGACAGTTGCCTCTGCCGGACAAGGTCGACCGCAACCTACGGATTCAAACCCTGCGACGGGTGATCAAAGAAGCAGCCCATCAAGTCGTCCAGTAATCAACCGGCAGGGGAGAACTCTATGTTCTTGGAGAAGCTCATGCCGGCAGAGGGGCTGTACTGTGTCGCCTTGCTGTTACCGGCGACCGGTACGTTTCGTCACTTCTTTCATTCAACCTTGGCCGTGGCCGCCAAGCAGTTGGAAACCCTGAACACCCAAGGGCACACTGTCTATCTGGCCCAGGCCACCTTCGACCGAACTAAGATCGAAGCAGCGCAGCAGCACAATGCCTCCAAGCAGAAGGAAGACAAGCGAGCCAAGGAACGCAGCCAGGACAACGCCCTGCTGCTGAAGAACTTCTTCCTTGATATTGACTGTGGCGAGAAGTGGCCGCTCAAGAACCAGACCGAAGGGGCGACCGCCCTCAAGGAGTTCGTCGTTGCCACCGGCCTGCCAATGCCCACCGTGGTCAACTCCGGCAACGGGCTCTACGCCCACTGGATATTGACCAAGGCCATACCTGCCCGGCAGTGGAAGACCGTCGCCCGGGTACTAAAAAACGTGGTGGCCGCGTACTCGCCGGCCGTAGGTGGGGATGCTTCCCGGACTTCGGACTCAGCCTCAGTGCTGCGTCCCCCAGGGACGACCAACCGCAAGCCTGGGCGGCCAGAGAAGCCAGTGCAGATCGTGCATGAAGCCCAGGAAATCGACTTCCTCAAGTTCGCTACCCTGCTCGGCGCCGCGGCGAAGAAGAAACAGGTTGACCGCTCACCTCTCTTGGCACCCAAGCCTACGAACGATGTCAATGCTGACTTCCTGGTACGCCAGGACAGTATCCCCAGTGACCCGAACCGGGTGGCTGAGTTCTGCGCCCAGCTGGCGCTCATGCAAGCCTCACGCGGTGACCTGACTGAGCCTCTGTGGTATGCCTGCATCGGACTGCTGGCCTACTGTGAGGGTGGGGAAGAGATCGCCCAGGAGTGGTCCTCTGGCCATGTTGAGTACAGCGCCGGGCAAACCTCAGCCAAGATGCAACAATGGCTGGAGGCCGGAGTCGGGCCGACTACCTGCTCGAAGTTCGGAGAGGTCAATCCTCACGGATGCTTAGGGTGTCCTAACAACGGCGCCATCAAGAGCCCGATCGTCCTCGGACGTCCGGCGCCGAAGGAAGCAGTCCTACCGCTTGACCAGTGCCCAGCGCCGTTTGGGTTCCGTCGGTCAGAGGAAGGGCTGTTCGTGGAGAAGGAAGGACGATGGATCAAGTTCTACGACCGCGACCTCTGGGTCGACAAGCTGGCCTTTGATGAATCCCTGGGCTACGAGATCATGGTGATCAAACACTCGCTCCCTCACGAGGGCAGCCTGGAGTGTACCTTGCGCTCATCGATCGTCCAAGACCCGAAGGCCTTTATGATAGGCCTCTCAGACCAGCACATCAAAGTTATCGGAACACAGGAGAAGAAGATCATGGTAGCATACGTCGAGAGTTACCAGCAGACCCTGCAGCGCAGTCGCCGCATGACCATGCTGCTGTGCCAGATGGGATGGAAGGATGAACGCAGCAGCAAGGGACAGATGTTTGTCCTCGGCCGGAAGATTTACCACGCCGATGGCAGCGTCGAGGACGCCAGCTTGGCCAAGAATGTGCCTCGGGCAGCCGAGGGATTCAAGTCGGCCGGCGACCTAAAAAAGTGGTCAAATACGACCAAACTGCTCGGCACCCCAGGAATGGAGTCCATGGCCTTTGCTCTCTTGGCTGGTGGGTTCGGTGCCGTGCTGATGAAATACACCGGATTCGATGGGGCTCTTGTCTCCATGGTGGGGCAGTCCGGTGTCGGCAAGACCTTGCTGCTGCGATGGATCGTCTCTGTCTGGGGCTATCACAACGACCTGATCATGCTGCGCGACGACACCACCAACGCCCTCATCTCTCGCCTCGGCGTCTATGGTACCCTGCCTATGGTCATTGACGAGGTAACCAACAGCACACCCTTGGAGACCTCTAACCTCGTCTATCGGGTGACCCAGGGGAGGGACAAGAACCGGCTGACCAAGAACTCGGAGGAGAAGAAGTTCATCAACTCCTGGAACACCCTGGCGGTGACCAGCTCGAACTCCTCTCTGGTCGACTCCCTCTCTGCCATGAAGCACGACGCCTCGGCTGAGATCAACCGGGTGTTTGAGTACCCAGTCGATGAGCACAGAGACTTTCGCGGCAACGTGACCACTGATGTCTATTGGACGCTGGACGAGAACTACGGGCTGGCTGGTGAGGTCTACGCCCAGTGGCTGGTGAAGAACGTCCACAAGATCAAGCCGTCTCTTGACCACGTCCGGACTCAGATCGAGAAGGCTGCCAAGCTCAAAGGAGAGGAGCGGTTCTGGGGAGCGATCGCCGCCGTCGCCATCGTCGGAGGGCTGTTCGCCAAGCAGTTGGGGTTGATCGAGTTCGAGGTGGCGCCGGTGTATAACTGGGTGGTGCAGACCATCACCAGCATGCGTTCGGATAAGAGCGACCTCACCGGTGACTCGGTCGACGCCATTGGTCAGTTCATTGACGAGCACGCCAACAACAAGCTGGTCGTGGCTCGCGGCAAGGGCCGAGGCTGGGTGGTGCTGGTGGATCCTCGCGGTAACCTCGTCATCCGCTACGAGATCGACACTGGCCACTTCTACATTTCCCGGCAGGCCCTCAAGATATGGATCGGCAAACGCTTCGGCTCGTACACCAAGCTGAAGACGGACCTCGTCACCAAGGGGATACTCATCGACGCCAACACGCGCAAGTGCCTGGGGTCAGGGACGACCTACGCCGGTATCATGCAGCCGTGCTGGAAGATCGACATCAACGCCGAGGAGTTGGGAGATAAAGGTCGGGAGTTGCGCGAAGGCGTGGCCCTGATGTCCATCAATGAAGATTCACTTTTTTGAGGAGAAATAATGCTGACCAAAGAATGGATCGATGCCGCCTCGTATGAACAACTGCTGACCCTGTGGCGGCACAACCCAAACAAGGAGATTGAGATATTCCAGGGGGAGAAAGGGCAGTATCTGGCTGATAAGATGGCTGAGAAACGGGACGCCCTTGCTCCGGGGTACGCTATAATGATAAGCAAACGAGTGGGGTGGTGAGATGAAAATAACAGTGACCAAGATAACAGACGACGCGCTTATGCGTCTGGCCTGCAGCTACACCATCAACGCAGAGTCGAAGATGACGCTCGATAAAATATACCGGTGCGAGCACTCGCCCATGAGGACGCAGTTATTCACCGTGGAGATGGTCGGCATCCCCACCTTCGTCTCGGTCCACTTTGTCCGGCATAAGCACGGCGTTGAGCACTTCGTCAAGAGCAATCGCGACGATCGAGGCGGCGAGAAGGCAGACCGAGATACCCCAGTCAACCACCTCATGCTATGCAATGCCCAGGCACTGATCAACATGGCCCGGAAGCGGCTGTGCTCTAAGGCCCATAAGGAGACCATCAACGCGATGATCTACATCCGTGAGGCTGTTCGAGAGGTGGACCCTGATCTAGCCATATTCATGGTGCGAGAGTGTGAGTACCGGCAGGGCTGTAACGAGTTGAGAAGCTGCGGCTTCTGGAGAAGATAACATGAACCTCTGTGCAAGCTGTGGAAAAGAAATTACCGAGGACAGTCTCTGTCCGGAGTGCGAAGAGAAAATTAGGAAGGAGGTAAAGAATGATGAACGCGAATGACTTCGCAGCCCTGGTAGCTGTGCGCCTGGACAACTGCAATGCGGTGCTGACTGTGAAGGGAGAAGAGTACAGCCGTGGTGGCGACCGCCTCTGGAATTTCAAAGCTGCGGCCAGGATGCGCAACAGCACTCCTGAGGAAGCTCTCATGGGGATGAAGGCCAAGCACGACGTTTCGGTCGATGACATGGTGGCCGGGCTCGCTACCGGTAAGATCCCTAGCAAGGAGGCTGTCGCTGAGAAGTTCGGAGACAGTATCAACTACCTGCTGTTGTTGGAGGGATTGATCGAGGAGCGGAGAAAGAATGAACATCCTTAAATCCAGCACCCCATATATGAAGGTGCGAGTGATATTCGAGGGTACTCCAATGTCGCTCATGGATGTGGCCAAGCTACTGGAGTCTCCCTATTCCAAAGTATACTACCTGTGGAACAACAGGAATCGCCCACTGGTTATAAAGAACAGGAACATACTCCTTCCAAAAGATCCACCAATCCCGATCGAGATAGTGGGGCTAGGCAAGTTCCCCTCAGTCTCCGCTGCAGCTAAGGCCATGAACGTGCGCAAGAGCAGTATGCAGAGTAAGGTGAAAAGATATGGGACTGTGCTCACGTTAAAGCAGGCGACTCCCAGAAAGAAGAAACCTGTACCGACAGTTCTCACCATAACCTTCTCCTCTATAACCTCAGCCGCTAGATTAATAGGGGTGAGCAGGAGCGTGCTCGCAAGACGAGTGAAAAGGAAAGGGACTGTGCTGACGATAGCGGAAGCCACGAACACACAGACCCAGTTCATACGAAAGAAGAGAACGAAGGGGTCGTCCCACTCTTTGGAGTGGGACTCCTTCAGCGACAAAGACCGGTCGAATCGCCTCGCCCTTATCCCTTAATAACTCGGTACCTCAAACTGATCAGCGATCATCTGATCTCGCCGGCTCTGGATGCCGAGTTCGTTCTTCATGGACCTGACCAGGGCTGTACGCAGGTCGCCCCCAAGGATAGCGAACCTCGGCATCTTGCGGTTGAACTCCCTCAGGGCTGCCAGTGCCTCCTCTCGGTCGCCGTCGCCGGACAGTGCCTTGACCGCGTCGTTAATAACCCGGCCGCGCCGCTCGCTCAGTTGAGCCGAGAGCTTGGCCTTGCTCATGGACGTAGCCTGGGCAGTTGCCATCTCGGAGGGGCTGATCCCTAGAGCCAGGAGCGGGATGGCATCAGCGGTGATGTTCTCAGGGCCGACCAGACGACGACCGCCAGAGGTTGTGACCTCACCCTCCTCCCATACTCTTGCCGCCTTGAGAGCGTCCTTGAGGGGCTTAGGCAGGGCAGCCTCGAGACCGCGCATGTAGTTCCCCTTGTTGAACATCTCATCATAGCCCTGGACCCAGCCCTGGGCAATACCGAACGCCGGACCCATCTGGTTCGCAGCCCACCAAGCAGCCAACTCCTTACCATGCAGGCGGGGAGGGGGTTCGCTCTGTGCTCCGAACATGTCGCCCATGCCGACCCGACGGGAGATGTCAACGCCGCCCAGAGAGGGCAGGCCGCGAGTGAGGACGTTGCCCCAGGTCTCGCCTAGGTTCTCTCGTGCCCAGTTGTTGAACTCCAGCTTGGAGTCTCTAGGCTCGTCGTCATCGGCCGAAGCATCCAGGCCAGCAAATATCAGGCTTGCCAGGGGGAGCCCCATGGTGCCGGCAAGGGCGCCAGTCATTCCCAAGATACCGATCAACTCCTTACGGGCGGCGACCTGCATCTCTTTGTCCTCGAGCTTGATAGACTGCTTGAACAGCATGCCCAGACGGAGGGCTGTCATTATCCGGTACCACTGGAACATCATCAGCACCCGGGTGGTCCCGCCCTGCATGATGATCGGCTTGTTGGAGTTCGAGTAATTGTAGAGGGTATCGTTGACCACCTCAGCAACGTCATTCATGGTGTCGTAGAATCCCTTCTTCGCTCCCTGCGCTAACTCCATGGTCGAGAGGATGGCCGCCTTACGGGACGCCAACTCGGAGAGCTTCATCGGCAGCATGGCGTATCTGAATGCTTTGCCAGTCACACTGTTGGGGTCATCCCCTTGGGAGATAGCATAGGCTTCATGGGCTGCGGAGATGTCCAGCAGGTTCCTGGCCATGGCCTCACGCAGCACGAAGAGTTGTTGCTGCCCAGGCTTGAGAGTCTTGAACTTCGCCTCGATCTCCGCTCCAGAGTAAAGGAGGTCACCTAAGTCTTTTCCTTCGGCAGCTTTGAGTGAGCGATTGTCTTCGTTGACTGTCTCCCGCAGCATAGTGTAAAGCTCATTGACTACAGTGTCTCCATAGATTTTCTCCTTCGAGTAGTCCTTGGAGAACGAACGCATAACCCCTCGCATCAATGCCGATGAGGCCTTACCGAGACTGCCGTACTTGACAGCCAGCTTAGGGAGCGTGAGGATGGGCAGCTGCGTCATCTGCACCAGAGCGATCGATGGAGAGGTCATGTAGTGCGCGGTGCCGAGCTTACCGAGGAAGGATGCAATAGGGCCGACCCGCATATCCTTCGGAGCTTGCGCACGTCGGCGCAACTCGTTGAGGACCATGCTGTTGAGATCGACGTTCTTACCTGCTTTGCGGTCCTTGCCTATCTCAGTATTGAACTCCTTGAGAGTCGCTTCGACCTTCCTTCCTTGCTCAGTCCAGGCTATGCTGTTGGCGTGCCGCTTTACATAGTCGAGGTAAGACCTGAGCATGTCCTCATCAAACCCTTTGACGCTCTTGCGCTTGATCGCATTTTTTAACGAGGCGGTCTCCGGCTGCCAACGAAGCCAGATTTGATTCATCTCGTCAACAACACTCTGCGCTTCTGCTTTGGCTGCTTCGACGGAGCCCTCATCTGTCTGATCGGCCGCCGCCATCTTTTGGTCATAGACAGACTTGGAGAGTTGCTGCATGAGTTCTGAAGGTATGGCGACCGCCCCTCGAGGAGTCTTGCTCTTATAGCTTTCCATGAACCCGGTCGCGCCAGCAGTCTCCACTTCCTTTCTCCAAGCATTACGCTCCTGTTGAGTGGCAAACTTACTCTCTACTCTGACTCCTTCTGCGTCCGTATATCCAAGCTCCCAATCTCCGAACCGAGCCAACTGCCAGTACGCCCCCTTGATGGTGTTGAAGGAAGCCTCGAACCGCTGCATCAGTTGGTCGCGCAGGGACATGTTGTGTTTCGCTCGGGAGAGATTTGAGAGGGCTACTTTCTGCGCAGCCGGGGCAGTCACCTGCTCTTTGATGAGTTGTGTCAGGGCTATCTCATCCTCAACCTTGCCTTCGATTGCCCCCTTGACCAGTTGCTTGTTGAACTGAGCCTCAAGGGCTAGGCGTGCTGCCTTGTCTCCGGAGGTAGAGTTCTCGATGAAGGCCAGCAGGTTATTTCTATCTCGCTTCCTTAGCACCGCCATGTGTTGGACAATGCGCTGATAGAGTGCCTGTGCCTCTTCTGACTTGACAGCCTTGTAGGCGCTCTTGGCTTCATTGTAAGCAGCGATGAACGACTTACCGGTGGACTTGTCCATGCCGACAGCTTTCCACTTCATCTCGGCAGAGATCATCTTCTCGTCTCTGGTGGCTCGAGACTTATCGACCCAGTCCTGCTCGGTGATGTCCTCCCAGGGAGTCATCTGGTTGAATGACGCAGTGGCAGCGGCTCGGTTAAAGGCATCGACTCCGCCACCTTTCTTCGCCGCATCGACGGCATCTGTGTGGAGCGTGTTGGCGAGATCAACTTCGTCATTGGTTATCCGCTCCACCTCGGTCATGTGGTTGGCGAACTCTCTAATGTGCCGGATCTTTTTCCCTAAGGTCTGGACCAGGGTGTGAAGGGGGGAGACAGCCAGCCAGCGTGGTGCGTACTCAACATATTTTTCTTGCGCCAGATCAACGAGCTTGTCCTT